GTTTAGGCTGCTAATGCGAACTGTTCGTCGTTTGCGTTTACGTTGTTTTAGTTTTTTCGACTATCGCTGTCGTGTTGCCGTCTCTATTATCTCACCCTGTCGAAACCATGGCAGGCCCATCATAAAAGGACTAGAGCAAATACTACGAGTACAACTATTACGCCTATTGCTAGACTATTTAGGTTGTCATTCATACTAATCTCCTTATGGTGGACCTGGCGGGAGTCGAACCCGCGTCCAGAATGCCTTCACTTTGAAGGGATTACAACAATTCTTTAAGCAGGCTGGATGTTGCTAGCCTGTTGTCCTTTTTGACCCATAGTTACTTCAAACCTTACACTCTGTCCTTCTTGTAAGCTCTTGAAGCCACTCGAATTAATCTGTGAAAAGTGTGCGAATAAATCTGCGCCACCATTATCTGGAGTAATGAAACCAAAACCCTTGGCGTCATTAAACCATTTTACTTTACCTGTTGCCATTTACTATTTTACCTTATTAAAAAAAATTATTGTCTGTGTGTGTATTATTTAAACATCTTTTTATAAAGATGTCAACCTAAAGTATGAGTTCACTGTTACCGTCTTCACCAATTATTCCTCTAGGAAACACATTGAATGCCAAACTGTAACGAGCATCATTAGATTTATTATCTAAAACACTGTGATTTAGGATTGATGGGAATAACAATAGAGTATTTAATTCTGGCATAATTGCTGCTTCGGAATTGTATTCTGTAATGTTATCAAAATCGATACAGAGAGTGTCTCTCCATAGATTGCTGTGTGATCGCTCTTTGTGAAAACAAATAGCACCCGAATTAGCAGGAACTTTTGGATACCAAACTCCGCTGACCATACTGTTGCTGTGCCAATGTAGATCGTGCCAACCGCCTGGCATTGACTTGTTTAACCAGCTAGTGGTTATTTCCCACTTTTGTTTTCTAGTAGCACCTAATAGTTCGTGTACATAATAGTCAATGTGATGATCTATTTGTTTTTTGAGATTTTTTAACTGCGGAGAATTTAATATCTTACGCTTTGGAGTTTCAAAATGAGTGAAATTCTTTTCGTCAAAATTACTGACTTCAAGATTCATAAGATATTCAAATGTTATTGGGTCTACACCTGCTATAGTTGTTTGATACACAGGTACAGGCCAAAGTTTATGTACCCTATATGACATTGTTAAACCAACCTATCTTACGACCTTCTTCAATGCGTCGATCATGCTCGGCAACAGAGGAAGGATAACGCCAAGCCCAAACAGCAACAAGGGCCATAAAGCAAGCAGTACTAATAATTCCAATTGGTTTTACTCCTGTAAAGAACATAATGATCAAACTAGTCGACATCATAGCCAGCATAAAGTATTTCATTTTTTGAGGAAACACACGTTTGGTGTTCCAGTTAGTCAAGAAAGGACCAAACAGTTTGTGATTGTAGATCCAACGATGCATACGCTCGCTGCCCTTGCTAAAGCAGTAGGCAGCAAATACTACAAATGGGCTGTAGGGTATACCAGGAGTGACTACACCTATGTATGCCATGCCTAGGGATAAAAATCCCAATGTGTTCCAAAATATTTTTTTCATTATCCGCCTATGATTATATCAGTGTTGCCAGATCCTACTGCTTCACCTACATTGGTCATATCACCTGCTCTAACAACTTCTTTGTCATTGATAATCACTGTGGTAGAGCCTTGAACAATAGAACTGCCAGATGCTGTGATAGATCCTACAAACACCGCAGATGCGTCATTGATTATAACATTATCAGAACCAGACACTATAGTAGCATCTGCTGAATCAAGATTTGTTCTAGCAATAAATTGATCTGACATATTATCTCTTACTCAACGCCTCATTGGCTTTTTGTTCAGCTGCTGCCTTTTGGGCTGCTGGGTCAATGCCGATGGCTTTAAACCCTTCTTTAATCTTTCCGCTAATATATCCAGAACTAGCTTCAAACGCAGCTTCTATACCAGATACCTGTACCATAAAGGTTCCAGCCTGTGCTATTGTACTAGATACAAACCCCGTAGCAGCGGCCTGTGCTTGAACTGTACCAGCACTAGTAATAGATTCAGCAACTGCGGTTTGAACATCGGTAGGTTGAACAACCACAGGAGGTAGCTTGCTTCTTGTTAACGCTGCGTTGGTAGCAGTTTGCGTAAATTTATTATTTTTAATTTGTTCAGCAATAGAAATTGCCTGGAGAGCAACACCTTGTCCTAATATTGAGTTAGTGGTTTTTAAGGTAATTGACAAATTATTAATAGCAGCTTCTATGCTGGTAAATTTCCCCAAGGCATTTACCTGTTGCCCGCCAGTACTAACCAACGCATTAGTTAATCTGTTTAAGGCATCGGCTTGACTTAAAGGAGCATACGTAGGACCTTGAGCCGCAACAACCGCATTTTTTAATGCTGTAATAGCTAGCGATGTGCCGGAATCGTTATAAGCAAAAGTACCTGGCCCTTCTAAAGCAACAGTTATTGTAGTTGTCATAGCCTACTCCTTATACTAATTTGATACTAGTAGTCTGCTGTATGTAAGCATCAGCAAACTGTTTGTCTGTGGCTTCCATGACTACTATTGTTGATCTTCCAATCTTTACAGTTTTGCTAGGATCTACGGTAAACAAGTATGGAACCATGCCCAACCCCTGTTGTCCCATAGTTAACACCATAGGTTTCGATACCTTGATATGGCAATCTGCTTTGTCGTCATCTAAGCGACCAACTAATTCTTCTCCAGACGTTAGTTTTAAAGTAACTACTTCGCCCGGTGATACACCTTTGTCAATTAACATTTATATTTTCCCATCGCCGAATCCACCGGCTGTTTCTTCCATGTATTTACGTAGCTCAGTGAAGCCACCAATTAAATTATTGTTTAAAAATATCTGTGGCACAGTACGAGCATTTGGCACTGCTTCTAACAGATCTTCTTTGGTGAATCCGTCACCAATCTTACGTTCTTCAAATTCGATGCCTTTTGATTTTAACAGGGCTTTAGCCTGTTCACAAAATGGGCAGTTGTACTTACTCCAAACTATAGCTTTCATGTGTGTCCTTTATATTGCTGGTAACTCTTCATAATCGATACTGTCGCTCATAATTCCAATCACGTAATTGGTACTTTCATTTTCTTGTAGCGCAGTCTGTTTCTTGCTGGTATCACTGTGTTTGTTAAACCAAGGTATTGGTGTAGACTTTGGAGCAGGGTTGTGATATTTGATGCCAATTTCTTTGAGTGCGCCTACTGCTGTGTAATCTACAAAGTCTTTAAGAATACTAGCATTAAGCCCAATCACTGGTCCTTTTTGGAACAGGTAGTCTGCCCATGCTTTTTCTTCGCGGATTACATCTTCATACAAAGCATATACCTCTGCTTCACATTCTTTTGCTACTGCGGCAAATCTTTCATCTTCTTTGACCACTTGATTGATTAAGAACGCAGTCCAACCTTTGTGTAACAGTTCGTCTTGTAGGATCAAACTAATGATATTGCCGTTGCCAATAAAGATTTTATTCTCAACCATTGCTAATGATGTAGCAAATGATACCATAAAGCGGAAAGCTTCTAAAGCATATGATGCGTGTAGAGCCATCCAAATTGCTTTGATATGCGTATGCTCGTTGATTTTTTCGCCTGCTTCTTTACGGCAGTTGATTAAATGAAGTTGATCGTAGTAATTGCCTACACTAGAAGCCATGTTTACTATCTCAGCTGTGTCGTGTATGGTATTGAACACGTCTTTGGGCACATTGTAGATATTACGAATGATATGACTGTAGCTCTTTGAATGAATGTTAGTTTCATAAAAGGTCCAATTGTAGACCAGTGCTTCTAATTCTGGAAGACTAACCACAGGCGTAAAAATTTGGCTAGGCCCGCGACCTTGTAAACTGTCAAGTGCTGTTTGTCTTAGCAGGTTACTAGTAAAGATGTGTCTTACAGCATCGCTGGCTTCTTTGAAGTCGTTGGCATCTTTGCTTAGACTAATCTCTTCTGGTTGCCAAAAGAAACCACGAGCAGTTGCTTCAAAGTCTGCAATCTTTTTGTATTTGACTTCTTCAAATCGTTGGATGGTAACTGGTCCTGCTGGATCCAGAAACATCTTACGACTTAGGTAATCTGTTTTTGTTGTTAAATTATATTGTGCTGTGCTCATTGATATGTTCCCAGTTAATGATTTTCCATTGATTTTCTAAATACTTTTTCTTATCGTGTTGATAGTCCAAGGCCCAGGCGTGTTCCCACCAGTCAATTAACAGTACTATATCTTTTTTAACTTCGTGGTTTTTGATAGTTTTGATTTTGCCGTCTTTGGCCAAGTATACCCAACCACTGCCCTGTATGCTCATTGCTGTTTTAGCAAATTCTTCTTTGAACTTATCAAAACTCTTATAATGTTCGTCGATGAATGCTAATATTCCGCCTGTGGGTTTATTTGAGCCTGCGGGTGCTTGATACTGCTGAAACAAGATGTTGTGTAAGAACACCCCTGCTTCATTAAATGTCGGATCACCTTCGTTAGCATTGTATCGTTCAGCGTAAGTCTTTGCTAACTTACCATAATGATAGTTTATTGTATCTTCCGATATTGCTGGTGCGAGTTCGTTGGCATCGTAAGGTAATGGTTTGATCTCTAACTTGTGAGGTTTGCCTTCTAACAAAACGTTTCTAATAAAACTGTAGGTCATAGCTTGCATGCCTCGCAGTCTTCTTCTACTTCGTTGCTGTGATAGCCGTTGACCTGTTTTTCTACATACTGCGTATCAACATTATCGCTTTGTTTACTGCCAGCTTTGTTAATCAAACTGTAGTAGAACGTTTTTAATCCCCACATCTGAGCCTGCATTAGATTTTTAGCAATCAACGTAGTTGGTACTTTGCGATCTTCAAAGTGTGCGGGATTATAGAAAGTGTTTGTTGAAATACTTTGATCAACATACGCAGCCAACACCGCAGCAGTTTTTAAATATCCTTGGCAATCCTTTTGATCCCACATCAATTGATATTTGTTTTTTAATCTGTGATACTCAGGAACTACCTGAGTAAACGATCCTGCTTTCGACTCTTTGGTCGAAATCAAGCTCATAGGCAATTCTATTCCATTTGTAGAATTAATAACAACACTACTAGACTCAACTGGAGCAATAGCCATAAGAGTAGCATTTCGTACACCATACTCTTTCATCTCCTTGCGTAAGGGTTCCCAATCTAACTCGGGTTTAAAACTAGTCAATGCGTTAACACCCTTGGCTCTAAGTTCCCAAGGAAATTTACCTTGACCGTATCTTGTTTTGTGACTTTCTGTACATGGTCCTCTTTCTTTGGCTAACTCTACTGTAGCTTCAGTGAGATAGAATGCTTGATGTTCCATCCACGATTTAACTTCGGCTAGAGCATCTTTGTCGCCGTATTTGATTCCACGCTTGGCATGCCAATATGCTAGGTTAGTAACGCCAATGCCCAATGGCTGTATTTCGTCGTTGCTTAATTTACTCTGTATACTTAGGAAGTCTTGATAATCAAGAATATTACATAGAGAACGCTGAAGTATGCGGCAAGCACGACGCATGTCTTCTGGATTCCTGAAAGCTCCCCAGTTGATACTACCAAGTGTACACAAAGCAATGCGGCCACTATCGTCATCGAGACGCTTAAAAGATCTAGTAGGTAATAGTATTTCACAGCATAAGTTACTTTGATAAATTGTATGGTACTCGGGATCAAATGGTCCTTGGTTCATCACATTGTCAATAAACACAAGATAGATACGTCCTGTGTCAGTGCGCTCTTTCAGTATTCCGCCTTTGAACACATCTTCAGCAGCCATAGATTTCTTTCTTAGATCGCTGCGTTTTTCGTACTCTGTGTACAGCTTTTCAAACTTAGCTGTGTCTTTATAAAATGCTTCGTAAAGTTCTGGGACTTGGTTGGGGTCAAAGAATGTTATGTTTTCTTTGTTTTTAAATCGGCGCCAAAAGAACGCTGATAGTACAACACCGTAGTCCATATGACGCACACGAGTTTCTTCAGTGCCTTGATTATTCTTAAGAACAATAAGGTCGTCAAACTGATAATGCCAAATAGGATAAAACACAGTAGCTGAAGCATTGCGAATACCGCCCTGCGAACACGAACGTAGATCACCAAACCATTTTTTAAGGAATGGAATCATACCAGTGTGCATAATTTCACCACCTCTGATGGGGCTACCCAGTGGACGGAGACGTCCTATCTCCAAACCAATTCCAGCACGTTTGCTGGCATACTTGGCCATCATCTCTCCAGAAGCAAATATAGAATCCAAATCGTCGTCACTGCGGATAAGCACACAACTAGAAAACTGTTTAGTTGGAGTGCCAAGACCAGCCAACACAGGTGTAGCAAGAGTAAACAGACCATCGGATGCCGCATTATAATATTCTTTAATGTAACGCATCCTTGCGCTACTCGGCTCCTCTCGATGGAAGACAGTTGCTGCCGCAACCATGTATCTAACCTGTGGAGTTTCATAAATTTCCTTTGTCGCACGATTGCGTACCAAATATTTTTCAATTAACTGCTCAATGGCCGCATAAGAATATCCTTCATCTTTTTCGTGATCAAGGAATTCGTTCATTTTATTCCATTCTTCTTCGGTATACCATTCAAGAAGTTCTGGAGTGTACAGCCCAGTGGCAACGTTTGTCTTAATGATGTCGTAGAGGCGGGGAGGTTCGTATTGGCCATATACATCTTTACGTAACATACTCAATCGTTGTTTACCCGCAACATACTGATAGTTTGTGTGGCCAACGTCAGGATTAGATTCAACGTCGATCAAATCAACGATGGCTCTTAGAGTAAGGGAATCAATTGCTTGGGTTGTTATGCCGTCATAGAAATGTGGACTTGCTTTAATTTCTATCATTGACTGACTGACGTCAGCTATACCTTTACATACTTTTGCTACCTGCGCTTGCCACTTTTCTATCATTAGTGGTTCTTTTTTTCCATTTCTTTTTAATACAGTGATAGTGTCGTTCATTCTCGCCTCAATACATATAAATTTATAGTGTGAGAGTATTTATGGTTCTCTCAGCTTGACCAAATCTTTATTGAATTGTCCGGTAATGCTGCGGGCGTAACTACGCTGCGATACTCCCAATTCAATACTGCGCTGTCATCAATTACTAGAACATGTCGTGTTTCACTGGGCGACATAGACATATGTATCTCGTACTTTGAATCCTTAAAGCGACTAGTTAATTGTAAAGTATAGCACATACCCAAAGCAATAGCAAGGTCATCAAACTGATTATCGAGTATTAATTTCCAAGGATCTGGCCATGTATTGGAACGATATGGGTCTAGGTATCTGTTGACAAATGGAGCTTTCGCCCAAAATTCAGCAACGTCGGCAAATGGATTTTGAGATACTTCTAAAGTATCTCTAAAATCTTTCCACGCTTTTAATTTGTCTGTTTGGTATAGATTAAACACCGTAACTTACGTAATAGGTCATTGGGTGCGACCCAGATAATGATGGATTTTTATATTTTAAAATCATTGTTTCTGATCCAGCTGTTGAATCATTTCTGTCTACAAGCTCTACAGAAAATTCCAATGATTCACTTGGAGATACTGTGCTATGATAAGGAGTATCGTCTTGTGAAACCATATATAAATCAGAAATAATAGGATTAGTAAGATCATCACCTACTGTTATGGTAATTGTGCCGGTTCTTGATATTCCAGTATTAAAGGACACAACATAATTTAAAATTGTTTTCCTATTTAATGTAGAGAACATAGCCAGCGGTGTTGGTGTTACTTGATTATAAAGTAACTGTTTTGTTTCATCAGAGATAATAACGTTTCCAGAATTCAAAACTTCTGGATGTGTCATTCTTTCGTCGCCAATGATAGGGTCTGTGTATGCGTTCTTGTGTCTATTAAACGAACAGTCAACAACAATATTGTTACCTGCTTGTTCAAAAACAATTATACTTTGTTCTGGGTTACTGGCTAGGTTTACGTTGTTACCGCAATCAGTAAATTTAGAAGTTTTAACTCTAACACCAGTACCAAAGTCAGATGTAAATGCTCGATTAACAATTTGTTCAAACTCGCAGGTGTCAATTAACCAATCGTTAACTTGATCAATAATGCCGTTGATTTCAATAGCGCCATTTAGCACATAGAATTTACATTTAGAAAAATTAACATTAGAAGTATAAGGATCTGTTTGTGTAAAATTAACAGCTCTATACGCCTGTTCAAATTTACATCCGTTAAATTCTAAGTTGTCAATCACAGTTCCTACTTTGTCTGTGTTTTCAAGAGTTACCATAGCAACACCACTTGATGCGGCAGCGGCTTGGCTTAAGTTGGTCAATGGGCCTTGGAATGTCACTGCTGAAAATTCACTGTTTTTAATACCAGTAAGATCTATACTACCAGTAGTAAATCTAAAAGTTAAGTTTCTAACCAAAATGTCAGTTGGTCGGTCGGTGCTTTCGAACGCAGTGTTTTGTGTGCCGTTTGAAGATTGTAATTCAACAGTTGAACTGTTTACAATTAAAATTGTGCCAACCTGTGATTCTCCGTCAAGGATAGCATATGACGGCATTCTTAATGTGCCAGCGATTCTATAATGGCCAGTTGGTATGTACAACTGTTTACGAAATTCTGTGCTGGTATTTCTGTACAACTGATCTAAGGCATTTTGAAATGCGTCAGTGTCGTCTGTGGTCCCGTTACCCGTAGCACCAAAATCTTTAACGTTGACTCTGTCGTCTAGTTTTTCTTGTAGGGTTCTAAATACAGATTCTGTGATGCTTGGCTCATTGCGGCCGTACCGATAACTTTCGATAAGTTCTAGTAAGTTATCGTGCTCTGTTAGTACCTTGGTGTTTCCAACGTAAGGAGCGCCTTCTGCTACGGCTCCGTTGCCAATGTAAAGTTCTTGTGAATCAACTGCCCAGGCCATCTCTCCGCTGGAAAGTTGCGGGATTCCCGTTTCACCTAGTTTGCGTCCTCTGCGGACCTGTATTTTCGATATCTGTACGACAGCCATAGATGTATACCCTTGTTAGAGTATTTATCTTAAGGAGTTGTAGTATTCTTCTACCTTGTTAAGCCACATATCTTGGTACTTGTTAAAGTCCTGCGGCAACAGATCAAATTGCTGATACTCGCAATTACGCGAACACATGAATACGTGTCCTTCTTTTATGTCTGTGCCGTAGACTTCATTATGTGCTAATATATAAGCCATCAGCTGTAGATAGTAATCTTCAACCCACTCTGCTTTTTTAGGTTTGTTAGTCTGTTTGTAATCACAGACGCTGGGATTATCTTTATAGACAGCAACTAAGTCAGTAGTTCCGGAATATAGACCTGGAAAATACAAGCTCTGTTCCATGGCCCAAACTTCGTTGACATCTGAAAGACCATTCTTAATAATTTCGTCAGCCATTTTATTAGCTTGAACGTGTACAGGATTGTTGCCAGGTTGCCGTTGAATGCCAGCAATAAATCTTTCTAAGTTACTGTGCATGGCTGTGCCTACACCTGCTGCTTCTGTAGTAATTTCTTTGGCTTTTTGTTCGCCTATTCGTTTTTTCCATTCATTCAAGTGTGTCATGTCTTTGGTAGCACTTAGAATGGTAGTCACACTGGGCAGGCTTTCGCCATCGGGTGTTAAGTAGACACGCTTACGTGTTACAGGATCGTTGATCTGTTGGCAATTTTTATATTGGATTTTTTCAACAAACGGCGGCGGTTGGATTTCTAGAAGCATATTGATATATTATAAATTAAAGTTATTAATTTGTCAAGCAGTCATTTGCTTATAGGCATTTGCCGCAGCAGTCTGATTAACATTGTCTTTAGATTTATCTATATCTGAGCCAGGTTCTTGTCGTTCTGGATTTACTCCAGGAACTTTAAGATTAACGCCAGTGGGGGTAAAATTTCTAACTAATCCTTTGATCATTGGATATTTGTCGTAGAGACTGGCAAAAGTGGATTGATTTAGTTTCAATCCTTTGAGTTCGGGTAAGTTATTTAAAAATTCCCAATTGTAGTTAGCTGCTTGATTTTTACTAGCCGATCTACCAATTAAATTTTCCAACGCCAATTTAATTCTGACAGCGTATTCGTGTCCTATATTGGTAGTATCGTCAAATTCATAAATTCTCATTTTACACCAGCTTGTTGTTTAAGACCTTGTAGGGCTTTTTCTAATTCAGCAACTTGTGCAGCCATGTTAGTTTGATAGTCTTGATGTGCCTGTGATACTGATGCTACCTGTTGAACTGCCTGTTGATTTTGTTGCGTTGATTGCGGAGCATTATTACTGCTACTAGTACCAGTGCCGCCACTAGTCAATGAACCTATAGCTTTGTTTGCTAATTTAGAAACAGCATCTTTACCAGCATTTGCTACTCCCTGACCTACACTTTGCCCTACAGTCTTAACGCCTTGACCTACACTTTGCCCTACAGTCTTAACGCCTTGACCTATACTTCGAAGAGCAGCACCACCAACACGAGCAACTCCTTGGCCAACAGCTAATGCGCCACGGCCTACTGCGCCGGCAATGGCACCAATAGCCGGCAGTATTTCATCTAACTGTTCTTTCTCTTTTTCAGAGACAAACTCGTTTAGTCTCATTAGCCTGCTAATACTTTTAATAGACTGTTGCTACGGTCAATGCTTTCACGTTTGGCACGCCCTGCTTCATCTGGGCCTCCGGCAGCTGGTTCAGCAGCAGCAAAATCATCTAGAGCAGCAGCATCAGCATCAGTATCGCTTTCGTCGCCGCCTAACTCAGGATTCATAGCATCAGCACCTGCTGCGCCTGCCATGTCATCTTCTGGAGCTCCCATGTCTGGAGTTTCTGCGCCTAGCATTTCTTCTGGTTGTTCTTCACCAGTTAAGCCGCGAACACCGGATGAAAGTGTTTCACGTGTTTGTTTAAGAGTTTCTAGGGCCTGTTGAATAGCTGGAGCTACTGCGCCTAAAAATGCCTTGGCCTGTTGTTGACCCATTTCGTCACGGATAGTATCGCCTAATTCTAACAGCTGATCATTTTCCATGCCTGCTAGTTCTTCAATCCAACGACCTACTCTATCTACCATCGTTTTGGCAGTTACCACCGCGCTGGCTTTATCAGTGGCGCTTTCTTGAACTCTAGTTGTCATATCTTCTTCCTTAGTTGTTTCGTCAGTTTCCTGGATTTCTTCGTTTCCTACTATATGCTCGCGCTCTACAATTTCAGCGTTAATAGCATCTAGCATCCACTGTGCTTTTGTGTAAGCTTCATTTTCTACAGTTTCGTTAAAATTAGAACTTTGCTTGTACTGGTGTACTTGTGTGCGAAGTCTATTTCTAGCATCTTGTAGCTGTTCTAGAGTGTATGATTCTAGATTGAGCTTTTGCCCAAATGTCTTTTCTAAAGTTTCGTTGATTTTACGTGAACCAGCGGGTTTAAAAATGTCTGTTGTTTTCATGAGTCCTCATCCAGGAGTTATTGTTATATTTAGTAGTTATCTAGCCAAATACTGGGCGTGATTTTTCCAGTAATTTGCTGTGTCCTTGCTGTAGCACATGCGAGCTAGATATAAATCCATTCGAAATTGATCCCCAACTGTTCGTGCTTTATGATACTTATCTTTAAACAATTGGTAGTCGTCTAATGCTGTACCAAATTTTGAATCGGCATCTTGTAATTCTTTGATTTTTTCCTGATAGCGCATAGGACTAATTGCTAGCCAGTTAGCCAATTTAATAGCTGCTTTATTCAATGAAATGTTAACAATTACCGGTTCTCCATTTTGATAAAGATCTTTCAGAGCTCCTTTACTGACTATCAACACATTACCCACAGCAATACCTTGATCGGTTTTTTGTGGTATTAAAAATTCATTGCGAGCTAGATCACGTTGTACTTTTGTGATTACACGATCTAACTGTTGATGTATTTTAGTCATAAAAAAAGGAACCCTTGGTTCCTTATTTACGTATGTGTATTTTATATACCGAAGAACTTGAAGATAGTTTGAATACTCAATTGTCCGGTCCAACCTAAGCCAGCTATAAATGCTAGACCTATCATTCCATAGGTCATTAATTTTTGTTTTTGTTTTTCTAGGTCTTTGATTTTGCCAGCTAGTTCATTGTGCTGTGCTGTAGATTCTGTTCTCATGTCTGCCAGCGTTTTGCTTAGAGTCTCGCCTGTGCGATCCAAGCAGTTGTGCATTTCTTTCACATCTACTTTGATTTCGTCTAATTTTTCGTCTAGGTTAGCAATCTGTACTTCTACCACGCTAACACGTTCTGCTACTGTAGGCATCTAGCCATCTCCATTGAAAGTTTAAGTCAAGTGCTCGCTCAGAGCCATGTGCCTAACAAATGTATGCCTAGTTGTGTTTGCCTTTGTAATATGTATTTATCCGATTATTCCAATTTCTGAACTAGTGTATTAATTTTTTTACCTCTAGTTTTGAATACCGGAATATCAAAGTCTGTGCTATTATTTAGTCCGTCAATGATTGGAACACCGTCTAGATCGTCTAGTAACAGGCCCATGGGTTCGTCGTCTTTGTCAAATACATTAAATCGTTCTACTTCAAAATCGTAGACCCAATGCCTAGCTTTGCCTGTCCACGGTTCGGGTAACCTGCCTTCTTCTATTTTTGGTGATTTATCCGAAATAACCATTCCTCTAAGTCCTATTGCCTGTGAGAGAGAATTAAAGTTACTCTGCTGATTTTGTTTTTTAACATCAGGATCTGATCGCAAGGGATTAGATCTAGTAATGTCAACCAATGTGATAATTCTGTATCGTTCCATAATCTGCTATTATTTACGCAGATAAAAAAAGACCGGAATAAATCCGGCCTTTCCTTCCCATCCCTAGGAATCTAAGTTATTACTTAGCTGGTTTGAATACTGCTACTGTTGCTAATGTTACGCTAGAAACTGTAGTTAGATTTGGTGTACCGCCAGTACCTTGGATACGGAAGTAAACAACGTCTGTTACACCGCTTTCAAAAGCTGTGCCGTCTGCTGTACCAAAACCTGCTACTGTGAAAGCATCTGGACCACCTGTATCTGTACCAGATCCGTCACCACCAGCTTGTGATAGTTGACTAATAACTGCTAATAGATCAGCGTCAGTCATGTTTGACTTGCTAGCACTGATAACAATCTCAGCACCTGCGTCAGATGTGTTAATTGCAAATTTGTTATAATTGTCGTCTACAACACCGCCTGGTGCTGGAACGTTTGTATATGTCCATGCCATGATAAGTTCTCCTTAAGTTATAATCCCGCTCCGGGATTGGCATAGTATTTATATTGGTTTAACAAAATCAAGCGAAATGGGCTTAAAATTGCTTAATCTGTGCGGAAAGGGGTCCATCGATCACGTGGAACTAGCTTAACAGCATCTGCTGTTTTTATATACCCTTCGCCGCCACGTTCGCCGTTGGTGTGTGCTATAACATCACCTTCGGATTGATCTAGCTCACGAATTATTTCATTTTTGGCTTTCATGAGCTCACTTACCAGATACAGTAGGCTTTCTAACACATTGCCCTGTTGTTGATTTAAATCGGCAATTTTCTTCTGTTTAGGAGCACTGACTTTGCTAGTAGATAACCAATTGAAAAAGTCCTTGCTGCTTAGACTGTCAAGAGCTTTGGCTTTGCTGCGTTGATTTACATAGGTATAAATGATGTTTTGTAAATCGCTTAGGCCTGCCTGCGGGCTAAGGAATTGATCTATGCGTTTAGAATGCTTGTTTACTGCGGCTTCTATTTGTGCTAGATTGTCTGCGTTAACTTCTGGTTGATGGCTAACATAGTTTTGTCCAGTGACAAACACTGCGCCATTATTAAACATCTGTGTATCTGTTACAGGTTCACCGGATGTTAAAGGATCACCAAAGTTTTCTAATATAAAGTGTGCTGCTACAGCAACCTTGGCCTTAGACATTAGTTTACCTATGTCGCTGGTTGTAGCTACTTCGTAGGTAGTTTGATTTGGAGTAAAAGTTAATTTGCCTGATTGCGGCTGTACTGGTTTGCCAGGGTGAAAAAGTATGTCAGCGTAGACATATCCACGGAAAT